AGTAATATCTGTGGAAAAGGTATCAAATAGTGTGGAAATTGTGTTGATAAATGTTAGTTTCTTTAGTGATCTAAGCGAGTCGATTATAACACGAACTCGCAAATATTACAAGCCCCTCGATAATATTTTATGGGTATAATAACAAACCAGTTCATAACAAACTAGAACCGACAGTTTAGGTTCGATTTGTAACACTTTGGTTTATAAATATACTATCAGTTATTGACAGTATCTCTCAGGTATGTTATAGTAACTAAGTAACACTTACAGCGGGCTAATTCCATGTCAGTTCTTTACAATCAAGCGGAGAAGAGTAAGTATAGAATAACATTAGAATTAGAGACACTAAGTGACTTTAATCCACACGATATTTCATGGGAGAAAGTATTTGAATTACAAGACAATGAGTGCTGTAAAAGTATTATCGAAGACATGAGTAATCCTGTCAGTTGGTAATTACTTAAGGTCTGACAATTTACTCTGCATTCTTATTACTTAAGGAATACACAGTTGTTATCACTTAGCAGCCTGCAGTTTGTGCTTCTTAAGTATTACAAACTGTGTGTGGGCATTGTTGACACTTATGGCACGAATATGCTATAATTGTTATATGCGTATTGGCAGTAATTGCGGTTGTTGGTTGATGCCGTGCCGTGGGGCGTTGCCGTTTATAAAAAAGATAGAGACCCTAACCTACAGAGGTGACAATTCGAGATGTATATATAAAAATCGCCAAAAATTTTCCGAGGTAAAAAACCCTTTGTCTACCTTTTTACCTACTTGCAATTATGTTGAAATTGATATATAATAAGTGAAGGACAACGACGACTTATGTACGACGAAACGACCTATCACATCTATGCACAAGATAGATGTCTTTATGCCAATCTCCCTGAAGAAGAATTTGAATGTACATGGGAGATGTTAAAAGTAATGGTCGGATTGTTAAAAACAGATTATACAGAACAAGATTTATCATATATTAAACTCGGAGCAAAATGCGGCGTTGGTGGGCCAGGTAGGGTTATCCCTCAGCCAATGTGGGAAGAAGATTCATATTGACAACATATATAAAAAGATGTTATAATTGAGATGAAATTTCAATCAACGCTATGGCAAAAGGATTTACGGTAAAAACTGTACCACCGAAGAAAAGCAAACAACCAGATTGGGATATACCAGCTATTAAAGAAAGATGGAAAGGAAAGAAGATAGTATTTTGTCTTCCAGGTAGAGGAACTTCTTACATCTTTTTAAAGAACTTTGTACAACTGTGCTTTGATATGGTACAGAATGGAATGAGTATTCAGATTAGTCAGGATTACTCTTCTATGGTAAACTTTGCACGTTGTAAAGTATTAGGTGCAAATGTTCTTCGTGGGCCTAATCAAGTACCTTGGGATGGTAAACTAGAATACGACTATCAGTTATGGATTGACTCGGATATTGTCTTTGATACTAACAAGTTCTGGCAATTATGTGACCTTGCATTACCTGCTGAAGATGAGGAACGTCCTATATCTGCTGGTTGGTATGCTACAGAGGATGGGCAAACTACATCTGTCGCTCATTGGTTAGAAGAAGATGACTTCCGTAAGAATGGTGGAGTCATGAATCACGAAACAGTGGAATCGATCAGCAAACGTCGTAAGCCATTCACTGTAGATTACACAGGTTTTGGTTGGGTAATGATTAAGAACGGTGTATTTGAAGACGAGAAGATGCCTTACCCTTGGTTCGCACCTAAAATGCAACAGTTTGAGTCTGGAGCAGTACAAGATATGTGCGGAGAAGACGTTAGTTTCTGTTTAGATGCTATCGATGCAGGTTATGACATCTGGTGCGATCCTAGAATACGTGTTGGTCACGAAAAAACTCGTGTTATCTAACGAACGTGTCTCGTAAAAAGTACCAAATTGTCCATCAGGGACAAATAATTCATAAAAATCTGAGTATTGAGGAGTGTGCTCAGATTTTAGATGAGTTATCAACTGATTTTTACGAAAATAATCTTGATCCTAATGAACTAAAAGTGGAGGAAACCTAAAAATGCCCATGAGAAGTGCTATCGGAGGCGAAATTGTCGAAGCCGTACCGAAAAAAACTCGTCAAGGAAGAGGAAAACACACCAAATATGCCGCTTCCTCTCGAAATAAAGCAAAAAAACGTACCAGAGGTCAAGGCAAATAAAAAAGTGAGTGGATAAGGTGCTAAATAAAGTTATATTTGCTAAGTAATAGTGCCTGTCCAACGTATAAGTAAGTCATTTAAGGACATTAGTATGTCTTTTCAGGTTAATCCGTTAACCAATGACCTTATTGCGATTAAAAATACAACAGCTATTGCTCGTTCTCTAAGGAATTTGGTTCTTACCACTCCTGGAGAACGTTTTTTTAATGAAAGCTTGGGATCACAAGTCAATAATCTCTTATTTGAGAACGTTGATGACATTACAGCGATGTCTGTAAGGTCAGAAATCATTAATGTTATCGAAAATTATGAACCAAGAGTTAAATTAATCAGAGTTAGCGTTAATGCTAACATTGATGACTATAATATGGATGTAATAATTGTTTATGAAGTCGTTGGAATTGATATTCCACCCCAAGAATTGTCATTTGTGCTAATACCAACAAGATAAATGCCATTAGTTAACTTTGCTAATCTGGATTTTGACCAGATTAAGGTATCAATAAAAGATTATCTCAGGGCCAACTCCAAATTTACGGATTATGACTTTGAGGGATCTAATTTATCCTCGATTATTGATATACTTGCCTATAATACGTATATCACCTCCTACAATGCCAATATGGTATCGAATGAGGTGTTTCTGGATAGTGCTACATTACGAGAAAATGTAGTTTCCTTGATACAAAATATTGGATATTTACCTAGATCACGAAGAGCAGCAAGACTTAATGCGTCATTTTACGTAGATACGTCAGGATATTCATCACAACCTCAAAATATTAAATTACACAAAGGAATAGTATCCACAACAACTGCATTTGCAAACGAAAGTTATACCTTCGTATCATTAGACGATATTATAAGACCAGTTAATAATAATAGAGCATTATTCAGTAATATTCAACTTATTCAGGGAACTCAAATTACTACTAATTTTACAGTAGATTCTTATGATCCGAATCAACGTTTTATCCTTCCAAATAGTGGAATTGATACAACTACTATTAGAGTGACAGTAAAACCTTCTAGAAACTCAAATACTAGTAGAGTTTATCATCAAACAGGTGCTGTCACTAGTTGTCATGGACATTATACAACAAATCAAACTCTATTTGAAGTAAATAGCGAATCACCTATCTATTGGGTGCAGGAAATAGAAGGAGAAAGGTATGAATTAATCTTTGGAGATGGTATTTTTGGTAAAAAACTAGACGCACCAAGTTATATTGAAGTTTCTTATGTTATATGTGATGGAGTAGATGGAAATGGAGTATGTAATGTTAGTTTTAGTGGTACTTTAAGTGATGGTAGAGCTGCTGGATTAACATTAACCTCTGGTATTTCTCTAATTAACGTGACTACATGCTCACACGGAGGTGCTGAGATTGAAGATATAAACTCTATTAAGAAATATGGTCCTAGAGTCTATGCATCACAGAACAGAGCAGTTACTGCCGACGATTATGAAGCATTAATTCCTAATGTATTCCCTGAAACTGAGGCTATTTCTTGTTATGGGGGAGAAGAATTGAGTCCTCCTCGATTTGGAAAGGTTTTTTGTGCTGTAAAACCTGTAAATGGAAATTATTTGTCAAATGCACTCAAAGAAAACCTTAAAACTACAGTTAGAAAGTATAATGTAGGTGGAATTGACCTAGAATTGACAGATTTAAAATATTTGTACATAGAACCAGACATAAATGCATATTATGATTGTAATTTAGGAAAATCTAGAGAAGATATTATAAATGCAATAATAAATGCTATTGCAGAATATAATAGAAGTGGGGATTTAGGTAAATTTGGGGCAACTTTTAATTTTAGTAAATTCCAATGTATGATTGATGGTGCTGATCCATCTATTACCTCTAATATTACGTCTATAAGGATCAGAAGGGATCTCAGAGTAGCGTTAAATAGTTTTGCGGAATACGAACTATGTTTTGGAAATTGTATGTTTGTTAAAAACTGCAAAGGCCATAATATTAGAACTACTGGATTCCATGTTTCGGGGATACAAGGAATGGTGTACCTCTCAGACAAACCAAATGAAGATGATCATTCCAAAGGAACCATGTTCTTGTTTAGATTAATGTCACCAACTCAACCCGATATTGTAAAACAAAATGTAGGTACTATTGATTATGAACATGGAGAAATAAAATTATCTCCTATTAATATTGTAGATACTGATGTTTATATTGATTTTCCTGTGATTGAGTTTGATGCAGTACCTTGTTCTAATAATGTACAGGGGTTACATGATCTCTATTTGCAACTAGGAAATGGTAATGGTGATGATGGAAGTGGAAATGGAAGTGGTATTGATATAAATGCTGCTTGTGACACTGAAGATCCTGCTGATAACTATGGTGATAATCTTTTAGTTCGTGGTGTACCTCATTTTGGATGTAGTACCGATGGGGATGTGACTGCAACTACTGAGACAGTTGATAATGCTGATGGTTCTTATACAGTAATAACCACTTCAGCAGGTAGAACAGAGACTGTTACATACTATCCTGATGGACGTACAACTATGATGGTTGCTCAAGCAGCTCAGGCAAATGAAGGAGGAGGTACTCCTACTCTGACAGCAGGAACTACCGCAACAGCACCAACAATGCCCACTCCGACTGTTGGAGGGGGTACTGGAGGCACTGGAGGCACTGGAGGCGGTGGTGGAATGACTGGAGGCGGTGGTGGTGGATACTAACCTTTACATTCTTACTAAGATTAACATATACAAAAAATGATATCAACAGATTTAACCAGAGTTCAAATACAAAGTATAGTTGAGTCTCAACTTCCTTCTTTTGTACAAAGTGATTTCCCCTTATTAGGAGAATTCTTACAACAGTATTATGTCTCTCAAGAGGCTCCTACTGCTTCTGCTGATGTTTTACAAAATATAGATGAATATGTTAAATTAGTTACTTTAACTACTAATTCTGATAGTACTCAATTAAGAATTGATATTAATCAAGCGGCTACTGAAATTCCTGCATCTTTTGATTTAAAGGAAGGTATTATTGGTACATATGAATTTCCTGAAAAATTTGGTCTGATTAAAATAGATGAGGAAATCATTTTATATGAAGAAAAAACAAGTAATGCCTTTAAAGGGTGTATTAGAGGATTTAGTGGAGTAACGGCTTATAATTCACTTCATAGTGATCAATTAACCTTCTCAGAATCAAATATTCAACCCCATACAGTTGGTGCAAAAATAGTAAACTTAAGTGCATTATTATTTGCTAGATTTTTAATTAAAATCAAAGGTTTATATTCTCCTGGTTTTGAAAATAGACAATTAGATGATGATTTGAATCAAAGACTTTTTGTTTCTAGGGTAAGAGATTTTTATCAATCAAAAGGAAGTGATGAATCATTTAGAATCCTTTTTGGGGCTTTATATGGAGAAGATTGTGAAGTATTAAGACCAAGAGAGTTTCTTTTTAGACCATCTGATGCCGATTATAGAATTGGCAAAAATATGGTGGTCGAATCTATATCTGGCGATCCTTCAAAACTTTTAAATTGTACTTTATTCCAAGATGCATATCCAAATTATGGAATAACCAAAGCTTTTGCTCCAATTGCCAATATTGAGAAAATAACTGATAATGAAAAAGATTTTTATGAATTTTCAACTGATTATGGATACTCTGCAGATATCTCTTTAAGGGGAAATGTTTATGGAGAATTTTCTGCCCATCCTATTACAAAAATAGTAACAAAAGTTTCAAGTGGTTCAAGTGTTATTGACGTAGACTCTACAATTGGGTTTCCTCCATCAGGAGAATTAGTAACTACTTATGAGTCAGGTATTATAGGTATATTAACATATCGTTCTAAGTCCATAAATCAGTTTTATGGAGTAGGAGTAGCTAATACTAGTATTATTGGTATAGGTAGCGATGATTCTATAAATTTAAAAGAGAATATTAGATTAAATGTTCATGCATATGCATATGTTGGTGTAGGAACTACAAGTAAAGTAGAATTAAGAGTTGGAAATGTTCTTTCTCAACCAATAGTGAGTAGAGATACTTATTATTACGATAAAAATGACGTTGCAAAAGTAGAAAGTTTAGGAATTACTACATCTGGGCCAAAAGTAGATAATTGGTTCTATAATTTAGCTGTTAAGTACGATATAGAATCAGTAACTTTAGTAGATGAATCAGACTTTACCTATAATATTGTAACTAAGGATAAAAATGATTTAAAAGTTGGGGATAAAGTTGTTATTACCGATCTTCAAGGAAGCACTCAAGATTCTTCAGTTGTAGAACTTACTAGTGAGTATAGTTTTTCTGTTAAAGGCCAAGGTCGTATAGTTAGTGCTAGTTCTACGGTTGAAAGAAAAATATTAAGAAGTAAAGTTGATGTTAATCTTAAAGAATATCAATATGTGAATGATTATCTTGCAGATGTTCAAAATGTATATTTAAAATTTAATAATGATCTTTTGGTTGCATCTTCTTCTATTCCAAATTATCAAAATGCTCCTTTAGATTTTAATGACAGAAAACTTACCTTAACTGGTAGTTATAATGGAGATACTTTTAGTTTCTTGGATATAGAGGATCATGGTTATTATACTGGAGATGCAATTTATTATAATTCCTTTGTTACTGAAAAAGAGGATTTTTTAGGAAACAAAGTTCAAACTACCAGTAAGTTCCCTCAGATGGATCCTGGAGTTTTCTATGTAAAGAGAGTTAATGCTAACCAATTAAAACTTTCTTCCAGTAGAACTAATATTGATAATGGTCAATTTATTTCAGTATCTGGCATTGTTACTTCAAATACTTTAAAACCTTTTGATTTTCAAGGTAAAAAAGTAGATAATCAGTTATTACTGAGAGAAATAAAGTCTCCTAACCCTAAATCTGGTGAGTTTATAACTGAACCAGGCAATAGAACGGGTATATTAGTTAATGGTGTTGAAATTTTAAATTATAAAGCAAAAGATACTGTTTATTATGGAACTATTGAAAAAATTGATGTAACTTCTGGAGGAAGGAATTATGATGTTATTAACCCTCCACTTTTACATTTGGAAGATAATGTAGGTTCGGGTGCAACAGGTATATGTGCAGTTAAAGGTACTTTAAGTGAGATTGCTGTTGAGGATAGTGGATATGATTATACCTCTGATCCTATTGTTACTATAACAGGTGGTAATGGTACAGGTGCTCAAGCCTTTAGTAATACTATTTTTAAACATCATGATGTTGAATTTAATTCGATTGGTTTAGGTACTAATAGGTCAGATAGGGTTATTTTAGAAGCTGATACCATAGGATTTTCTACTTTCCACAAATTTAAAAATGGTGAAAAAGTAGTTTATAAGACAAATGGTGGAGTTGCTGTAGGGGGACTTTCTACTGATTCCATTTATTATGCACATACAGTAGGTGTCTCTACAATAAAACTCTATACTAATCAAACAGAGGCTATTAAGGCAGGTGTAAATACTGTTTCTTTGACAAGTTTTGGAGAAGGAGTTCATCAATTCCAAACATTTGAAAAGAAAAGAATTATATCCAGTATTTCAGTTGTAAACAGTGGATCTGGATACGAAAATAAGAAAAGAGTTATAGTTTCAGATGCAGGAATTAGTAGTTCTCTTAATCAAATATACATTCAAGATCATGGGTATAAATCAGGAGAAATTCTTCAATATTCCTTTACTGGACCTAAAAAAGATTGTATTGGGGGCATAACTTCAAATACTGATTATTATGTTACTGCGGTTGATGAAGATAATTTCAAATTATCAAGTGTAGGAGTAGGAACTACTGCTAAAGATCATTATTATAATACAAAACAATATATTGGATTCTCTTCAGTTGGATTAGGTACAGGACAACACTCATTTAATTATCAACCAATTACAGTAACTTTAAGTGGTCAAATTGGAGTTGTTACTGCTACGGGTCAAGATTTTAGTGCTAAAATTCAACCTTTATTTAGAGGATCTATTGATTCAGTGCAAATTACTAATGCTGGTTCTGGATATGGGTCAGCAGACATTTTAAATTATGATAATCAACCTTTATTTGATGTAAAAGCAGGAACTAATGCAGAGGTTAGTGTAGTTGTTGATAATGGTAAAATTAAAGAAGCTGTAGTAACTAATGAGGGATTTGGATACGATGCTCCACCTACATTAACTCTCTTTAGTGATGGATCTGGTAGTTATGGAAAGATTGTTCCTGTTGTCCGTGATGGTAAATTAGTAGACGTTAGAATTGCTAATGCTGGTATTGGATATACTGGTAATATTATCGTAGGAGTTAGACCTAGTGGTTTAAATGCTCAATTTAGAGCTCGTCTTAAAACATGGACTGTTAATTTATTCCATAAGTATCTTGATATTATTTCTGTTGATGATGGAATCTTAGATCCAGCAGTAAATACAGATTTAGGTATACAATATACTCATTTATATACACCTAGAAAATTAAGAGAATCGGTATATGTTAGAAACCAAAATAATGATGTAAAATATGGTCTTTTTGATTTAGAGAAAGTTAATGATCAGGAAGTCGCTACAGAGTATCATTCTCCGATTGTAGGGTGGTCTTATGATGGATACCCCATATATGGTCCTTATGGATATACAAGACGTGAGGGTGGTGTTGTACGGGCAATGAAGTCAGGTTATAAGTTAACAACTTTAGCCAATAGACCGTCTATATCCGACTTCCCTCAAGGATTTTTTGTTGAAGATTATGTATTCGATGATTCTGGTGATTTAGATAAGCATAATGGTCGTTTTTGTGTAACCCCTGATTATCCAAATGGTACGTATGCATATTTTACTACAATTAACCCTCTTCTGATTGAAAACTCAGGGCCTTTTAATAAGTATAGAATTCCTGAATTCCCATATGTGATTGGAAATACTTTTAAATCCGAACCTAATCCATTTAATGCGGATACAAAATCAAATCAAATCGATTATAATTTAGAAAATACAGAATGGTTTAGAAATACTACTCCTTATTCTTTAAATAAAAATAGTTCTTATTATGATTTCTTATTTCAACCTACTAGAGATCATGATTTTAATGTAAATGTAACTAGTGTTTCTACTGGTGATATTCAATCTGTGGGTATTTTAACAGGTGGAACTAATTATCAAGTTAATGATAAAATACTTTTCCAACCTTTAATAGGTGCTCAAGAAGCTAAGGCTAAAGTTTCTGCAGTTGAAGGAGTAAATGTTACTAACGTTAGTGTTGCCTCTAGTATCATTACTGAATTAGAGATTATTCCTTTTGATGCTAGTGGAAAATATGTCGCTATTTCTACTTCACCTCATAATTTTGTAAATACTGATGTAGTATCTCTTTCAGGATTTAATACTTCAATTAGTTCTCTGCAAGGGGGATTTAGTATTGGTGTCAGAACAGAATCACTTTCATTAACAGGTGGAGTAAGCACTACAGGAGTTACTGGTATAGTTACTTACTTTAAGGTTGCTGGATCTTTAGGTGTTGATTTATTATCAATCGGAGAAAATGATATTCTTGGAATTGGTACAGAAAAAGTAAAAGTATTGACAGTTGATGAAAAAAATTCAAGATTAAGAGTATTAAGGGCTCAAAATGGAACTATATCTGTTGCCCATACAGCAACTTCAATTATAACTGAAGATCCTAGAAAATTTACTTTTGATACCACTCCTCAGAATGACATAACTTTTGAATCTACTGAAGAAATTTATTTTGAACCCAAGGAAGCTGTAGGATTAGGTACTCTTACTGGAGTTGGAATAGGAACGACTATTTTCTTCTCTAATCCTGGTGCAGGACTAACACAAGTTTATATTCCATCACAATCTATTTTCTTACCAGACCACAAATTAGATACTGGGGATCTTCTAAGATATAGAACTAATAGTGGGGATCCTATTGGAGTTTCTACTGATGGTACTACATCATTTAATTTACCAGATGAGTCTAGAGTATATGTGGGAAAAATTTCTAATAATCTTATTGGTATTTCTACCTTTAGAGTGGGACTGGGAAGTACTGGTACTTTTGTAGGAGTTGCAAGTACTAATCAGACAGGTGGATTGCTTAGATTTACTGGATTAGGAACTGGTGTGTACCATAGTTTTAAAACTATAAAGGATTTTGTTGTTACTGGGGAAGCAAATAAAAATGTAGTTACGGTAGCTACTGCATCTACTCACGGTTTATCATTGGGTGAAGAAATAATAATGGATACTCAACCAGGTATTCATACGAATATTGTGGTAAAATATAATGACTTTAATAGAAGAATGGTTTTTGATCCAAAATCATTCGTTGCAGGGGATGTTGATGTTACTAATAATACAATTACAATTACTAATCATGGATTAAATGATGGTGATAAGGTCATTCATACAGCAGCTGTTTCATCTGGTGGTTTAGAAGATGAAAAAATCTATTATATTGTTAGACAATCTAAGAATAAAGTAAAACTTTCTTTAAGTAGATTTGAATCTTTAGAATTTACTCCAGAAGTAGTTAATATAACATCTGCTTCTGCAGGTACTCTTTCTCCTATTAATCCATCTTTAGATTTTTATAAGACTAACACAGTTAAGTTTAACTTGTCAGATCCTTCTTTATGTTCTTTTGTTGGATTAGCTTCTTATTCAGCATTTAATTTAGATTTGTATACTGATAGGGATTTTGAAGATGTATTTTATTCCACTCGTACAACTAATACTTTTGAGGTATCTAAAACTGGTACAGTAGGAATTTCTACAGATGCAGGTCTGACACTTGTAGTTAATGATAGTCTTCCTGAAGCATTATTTTATAAATTTACTCCAGTACAGGGAGATACAATCTCAGATATTAAAAAAGAACTTATTATTGATAAAGAAGTTGTTGGGTATAATCAGATAGATGTAAAAGAGAGTGTTTATTCAGGATCTTTTAGTATAACGGGTATTGGAACTACTACTACTTTTACATATAATGTATTATCAGATTTAGAGAAAGGTTCTTATAGTCTTTCTGAAGCAGAATTAAAGTATTCTACAAGTTCTACCGCAGCTTATGGTCCTATAGCAAATATTGCAATACAATCTAAGGGTAATTATTATTCTGAAACTGTAGGAGTATCTTCTATTGTAACGGGTATAGGTACGGGTGCTATTCTTGAACCTACTAGTGATACTATTGGAAAAATTAATTCAACAAAAATTCAGAATATTGGATTTGATTTTCCTACGGATACTACCTTAAGACCTGTTCTTAATTTGTCTGAAGTTCTTGTAATGGAACCATTGAATTCCTTAAGTGAAATAGGAATTACTTCTGTAGGTAAAAATTATACGATAGCTCCTAATTTAGTTGTATTAGATGGATTAACGAAAAAAGAAGTTAAGGATGCTCACTTATCTTATAATATTGGAGATTCCAAAGTAACTATTCTTGAAAATACTAAGAGTATTAATGATATCACACCAATTATTATACCAACATCTAATGTAAATGGTATTGAAATAAAGACTATATCATATGATATGTCTACTAAAAATGTTACTGTTGGATTAAACACTGCCTTTAGTGATGAGGCTCCATTAGTTGTAGGAGATAAAGTTTTAATTGAAAATGTAAGTGTTGGAGTAGGGACTACAGGAACTGGATTTAATTCACTTAATTATGATTATACATTGTTTACTCTTGCTGATGTTAATATTCCATTGGGGGGAGGTGTTGGAGTTGTTACTTATAGTTTAGATGGATATGTGAGAGAAGGAGAATTTCCTGGTAATTTTGACGTATTAAATTCAGCTGGAATAATTGTTCCTGAAAAGTATTTCCCTCAATTTGATATTAAATTGAAGAAAAATAATTTCTTAAGAGGAGAAGAAGTTCATTGTGGAGAAAAAGTCGGTGTAGTAGAAAGTTGGAACAATCGTATTGAACTATTGAAATTATCAACAGCAACTGAATTTGATGTTAGTGATATTATTGTAGGAAAAACCTCAAGCACCCAAGGAACAGTTAAATCTAAGATTGATTTTAATGCAGAAGTTAAGGTTGCTGCAGGATCAGTTGTTGAAAATGGTTGGATGAAAGATACTGGATTCTTAAATAACAGTCTTGAAAGACTACCTGACAATAACTACTATCAGTATTTTTCATATTCTATAAAATCAAAAGTTGATATGAATACTTGGGATGAAGCGGTTGATACCCTTAATCATCCTTCAGGGTTCATGAAATTCAGTGATATGATTATAGAGTCTACGCAGGAAACGGAGAAGTCTATCATTGCAAATGATAGTGATTTGGTTGCCTTTTTAAATTTAGATAGTGAAATAAAAATAGATACATATCCTAGTTTTGATTTAATTACAGAAAATTCTTTGAGTATTAGTGATGATAGATTAGCATCTAATCAAATTTTCTTTAATTCAAGAGTACTAACTGATTTCTTTGAATCAGTAGGTAATAGAGTTTTGGTAATTGATGATATTAGTTCTCAATTTAATAGTGAACCCAGAGCAACAAGATTTGGTATTGCTGACAGTTTTGATATTGAACAAACTTACAAAAAATTCTTTACTCTTGTTAAAGACAAGACTTTCACTGGAGAACGTCAATGTATGTTCGTTAGTCTTTTACATAATGGTTCTAGTGGATTTATCAATCAGTATGGCCGAGTTGAGAGTGTAAGTGATCTGGGAAGTTTTGATTTTGACGTTAGTGGAAATCAAGGAAGACTTCTTTTCTATCCAACCAAATATCAAGTTAATGATTATAATGTAAGTGCAGTTAGTTTTGATATTGTTGGTCTAAGTACAGTTGCAGGAATAGGATCTACTACTTTAGGAAGTTCTGTTGATATTAAATCAACTCAAGTATCTGTTGCTGAAGGAACTACTACTAATATTGTGGGTATTGGTTCTACCTATAGAAGTGCAAAGATTTTAGTTCAAATTGATTCTGATAATGGATTGAGGGAAGTTGATGAATTAAATATCCTTCATGATGGTACAACAGTAGAACTTTTAGAGTATGGTCAAGTAACAACGGTATTTGATGAAGATTATAGTGGAACAGGATTAGGAACTTATATTGCATCAATGTCAACTGGTCCTCTTAATATTGATTTTGTTCCTAATGCAGGTGTTGCTTGTACAGTAGATACTTTAACTATTGCTATGGCAGCTGCTAATACGGGAGCTGGTGGAACTGGTATTGGAACTGTATATCTTGGTGATGGTATTTTTGATACTGCATTTGTAGATTCAGCATTTACGGCAATTCCATCTTCATCTTCACCACTTGCCCATAAAATTGCTGAATATGAGATCAATAATGATTCTTCCATTAATGATCATAATGCTGCATATTATTTACTTAGTGTAGAAGATACAACTAATAATGTTTATGAAGTATCTGAAGTAATTGTCTTAAATGACAGTTCTGAAGCATACATCACTGAGTATGCAAGTATTCTTAGTGCTGGTGCAGGAATAGGAACTGTAGGAGCTGCGGTTTCAACTTCTACTTCTCATACTCAGTTAATGTATACTCCGAATGCAGGTATTGCTGCATCAGTTCGTGTATTCCAGATGGGTCTTGAAATTGCTGCCAGAAACGATGACAGAGATACAGTTAATAAGATAGATTTAACCAATGCTTCTATCAGTGTAGGTTATGGAGATTATACGGGTACAGAAACAGATGTTCTTAGAGCATTTAATTTACAACATAAGGGAAGAAATATTTTCCAAAGAGATTTTGATGGTAGTGACTCAACAGTTGTTAATTTAACTAAGAATACGGTTACCATTCCAGAGCACTTCTATGTTACTGGTGAAGAAGTTCAATATTCATATCCTACAGATGGAAGTCCTATTGGAATTGCTACCACGACTATTACTGGATATGGATCTACTACTCTTTTACCCTCAACAACTTATATTGTTAAAATTGATGAACGTACTATTAAGTTTGCTAAGAGTGCAGAAGATGCATTAAAAGCCGTTCCAAATATTTTACATCTATCAGCAGTTGGTGCGGGTGCGGCACATACGATAACAGCACAAGATCAGAATACAAAATGTATGATTGCTCTTGATAATGCAATTCAATCTCCTATTGTTGCAACTGCTGTTACCACAGGAATAACTACTGAATTAGCGTTGGGTTCAAAGGTTCTTGAAACTGTTGGAGTAACTTCATTCTTTAGTGGTGACTTGGTGAGAATTAGTGAAGAAATAATGAAGATTAATACTGTTGGTTATGGGGCTACAAATGATATTCTTGTAGATCGTGGTTGGATGGGAACTAATATTGGAGTTCATACTGCAAATTCAATTGTAAGTAAAATTCAAGGTTCTTATAATATTATTGATAATACAATTAACTTTATTACTGCACCTCAAGGGCCTACTCCTATAAGTTCTACAACTAATCCTCCTGAGAGTAGAGATTGGGTTGGAATAACAACTCATTCTACATTCCAAGGAAGATCATTCATGAGATCTGCAGCTGAAGGTAGTGCGAATAGACCTTACATAGAGAACGTTGTTTTTGATGATATTTCTGATGAATTTAATGGTATTGGAAAAACATTCACTTTAACATCAGATCAAGCAAATGTTGGTGGATTCTCTACTGCTAATGCTACGGTTCTTATAAATGGCATATTCCAAGGACCAACAGGTGATCTAACAGTTGATCAGGATTATACCTTATCCGAGGGTCTTACTGGTATTAGTAGCATTACCTTTACAGGAACAGCCACATCCGAAGCCTATGACCCCAATAGCGGTTCTATTCCTGTCAGGGGTATGATTGTATCAGTGGGTTCAACTAACGGTTTAGGATACCAACCTCTTGTTGCTGCTGGTGGAACTGCTATTATCTCTGCTGCTGGTACAATTACCTCAATTAGTATCGGTAATAGTGGATCTGGTTATAGAGCAGGAGTACAGACTACAGTTAATGTAGGTCTTCAAACTTTAAGCACAGGAACTCCTAATATTGAATTTATTGGTACTGCTGCTATAAGTGGTGGTCATATTGTTAGTATTGCAATTACTAATCCAGGTACTGGTTATACAGCAACTAATCCACCAGAAGTTGTTATTGATGATCCACTTTCATATTCTAATCTTCCATTAATTTATAGTTCAGAGTCTACTGGTATAGGAACTCAAGCAACTGCTAATATAGTAGTGGGGCAAGGTTCGAGTGTAATTAGTTTTGAAATAAAAAATACTGGATATAGTTATGATAATGGTCAAGTTTTAACTATCCCTAAAATGGGAGCCACTGGTATTCCTACTGATCCCACTGTTACTTTTGAAGAATTCCAAATCACTGTACAAACAACTCAGTCAGATCAATTCAGTGCATGGTTCTTTGGTGAACTTGAAGTATTGGATAAGATTACTAGTGAGTTTAATGGTTCTCAAAGAGCATTTACTCTAAAGAAAGGTGGAGTTCCTGTTACTATTAGAGCAAAGGAAGGATCAAGTATTGATGTTCAAGCAGCATTGTTAGTGTTTATAAATGATACATTACAAGTTCCTGGTGAAGGATATACATTTGAGAATGGTAGTGTTCTAACTTTCTCTGAAGCACCTAAAGGACCAAATCCTGATGGAACATTTGATGGTGATACTTGTAAAATTCTCTTTTATAAGGGAAGTGGAGATATTGACGTTACCTTTACAGATATTTTAGAAACTGTTAAGGAGGGTGATCTTCTTGAAGTTCAAGGTGATGCTAATTTATGTGCAAGATCTTTACTACAGGATGACAGATTAGTAACTGATCTTGTTGCAACTGATATTGTTGATACAAATGCATATGCAGGTGTTGGTATTAATGGTAATCCAGATTGTGAAAGAACAGTTAATTGGACTAAACAGGGATCTGATAAAATTATTGATGGGCAAATCGTAAGTAAAGCAAGACCAGAATTGGAAGCTTTAGTTAATCCAACAACAGTTATTATCCAGTCTGTTGGTATTGCATCAACCGTTGTATATGTGGAAAGTATAAGACCTTTCTTTGATCCTGATAACGAATCTCAAACAACTGCTAAGACTCAAAAGATTTCTATAACATCTCAAAATAATCTGGTAGGAGCTGCGGCAACTGCTGTTGTTTCTATCGCTGGCACAATATCTTCAGTTGTGGTGAGTTATGGAGGAACAGGATATACTTCTGCTCCTGATGTGATTATTGCTACTCCTGTGGGATTAGGAACTACTACTAGAGCATCTGTTTCATCTACACTTACTGGAGACGCAGTTTCTGCAATAACAGTTACTTCTCCTGGTACTGGTTATACTATTACCACTCCTCCTGAAGTTCTTATTGAAGTTCCATCAGCAACAAATGAAGTTAATGAATCTACTACATATCAAGGTGATTTTGGTACGATTGTTGGAATTTCTACAACCACTGTAGGTGTTGCATCTACAGGTGTTGTGTTTGATTTGTATATTCCAACTGATTCCTTTATGAGAGATGCTACTGTAACAGGAACTGCTGTTACTATAAGTGGTATTCAAACTGGATATTACTTTACAGTTTCTAATAGTAATATTGGAAATGGTTTAACATCTATATATCAAAATGGATCTGTGATAGGTATAGGAACTACCTTTATAGATAATGTTTATGAAGTGGCTGCAGTTTCGGTTGCAGAAACTTCTACTCCTGGTATTGCTAATACTTATGTTGCGAGAGTAACAACTAGTGTTTCTAGTTTCAATTCCTTATCTGGAATGGGAGTAAGTGAATTCTATGGTAATTTCTCATGGGGTAGGATAGTCTTAGGTTCTAGAACTTCTCCTAAAGCATTTACTGCTTATACCGAGAATGGATTTACGGGACTTTCTACATCTGCTCTTATTACAAGAGTAGCACCTTTGAAGTCTAAAGATTATTCTGCTTAATAAACTTAATAAATAACTAAAAAAATTGTCAAAATGGCCGCAATTATAACGGATCAACTTCGTATATTAAATACTAAAGATTTTGTCGCTAGTGTAGCATCGACAACTAATTCATATTATACGTGGATCGGTTTACCAAATGCAACAGAGGTTGATTCTGATTGGAATTCTACTCCTCCAAATCCAAGAGATTCTTTTAATGAAGAAAATAAATATTGGGATAGTATGATTGCTTTGAAAAAAGTAACATCTTCTGATGTCAAACAAGTAGTTGCTAAACATACTTGGGCATCGGGTATTACTTACGATATGTATAGAAATGATATTAGAGCAGAGAATCCTTCTAAACCATCAAATGCTATTAGTTTATATGATGCAAAGTATTTTGTTATAAATTCCGATTTTAGGGTTTATATTTGTCTTCAAAATGGAACTGACCCAGATAACACAGAAGGAAAAGCATCCCTAGATGAACCAACTTTCACAGACTTAGAACCAAGAGCGGCTGGTACTAGTGGTGATGGTTATATTTGGAAATATCTTTATACAATTAAACCTGGTGATATTACCAAATTTGATTCTACAAACTTTATGCCTGTTCCTACGGATTGGGCAACTAACTCTATTGATGCTCCTGTAAGAGATAATGCTGCTACTAGTGGTCAACTTAAAATTGTTACTATTACAAATAGAGGAGCTGGATTAGGTACTGCAAACCAATCATATACAAGAGTACCTATTAAAGGTGATGGAACAGGTGCAGAAGCAACTGTTGTTATTAATAGTGCATCTAAAGTGGAATCAGTAACTGTTTCAAAGGGGGGTGCTGGTTATAGTTTTGGTACTTTGGATGTTGTAGCAGGTGGAGTACCTGTAGGAAGTACAGCTCCTGCATTTAATGTTATTATTCCTCCTGAAGGTGGGCATGGAGCTGACATTTATCGTGAATTGGGTGCTAAAAATTCTCTCATATATTGTAGAATTGAGAATGACACAGGAAACCCTGATTTTATAACAGGGAATGAATTTGCTCGTGTGGGAATTGTACAAAATCCCAAATCATATGGAACTAGTTCTAATTTAGAAATTGATAAAGCCAGTGCTACCTATGCTTTAAAACTTACAGGAGTTGGTGCAAGTAATGCTACATTTACTGCTGATGATTTTGTTACCCAAACTATTGGAATAGGATCTACTGCAGTTGGTAGAGTTATTTCTTATGATCAAAATACTCAAGTTTTGAAGTATTGGCAGGATAGAACTACTGCTGGATTTAATACCAATGGTACTGCTAATACAGATCCTGAGTATGGATTCCAATTGCATAGATTTACTAATAACGTTACTGCTAATCAGGGGTCATTAGATGTCATGGGGGGATCCGTTACTTTAGGGATTCATAGTTCATTTACAGGTGTTTCTACTGTAATAAATAGTAAAACCTATTACCTTGGACAGTCATTCACAAAAGGAGTGGCAAACCCAGAAGTTAGAAAATATTCTGGAAACATTATTTACGTTGATAATAGACCTTCAATTACTAGGTCTACCAACCAAAAAGAAGATATTAAAGTCATTTTGCAATTCTAAAGAATCATGCCACAGGAAACCAATCTAAACGTCGCACCGTATTTTGATGACTTTACTCCAAATAATGACTATTATAAGGTCTTATTTAAACCTGCTTATCCAGTACAAGCGAGAGAGTTAAATAATCTTCAATCGATTTTACAAGATCAGATTGAAAAATTTGGTCAACACTTTTTTAAAGAAGGTGCGAAGATAGTTCCTGGTAATACCACTTATATAAGTCCTTATCAATGTGTTCAGTTAGAGAATGTATACTTAGGAATTCCTTTAAGTGATTATGTAAATCAAGTAAGAGGAGCCACAATTACTGGATTGACTTCAGGGGTGACTGCAGTTGTAGATAAAATTTTAATAGGAAGAAATTCAGAAAAAGGAAATACTACTCTTTATATCAATTATATTGGTTCTAGTACTTCAGATAATAGTGGATCGAAGTTTTTAGATGATGAATTATTGAGTGTTAATAAGGATATTTTATCTGCTAATACCACTATTGCTTCTGGAGAGGCCTTTGCATCAACCTTAGCATCCAATGCACTTTCGGCAGGTTCAATATTTTCAATTTCTCAAGGAATTTATTTTGGAAGAGGGCAATTTTTAAATGTAAATGATCAATCTATTATTCTTTCTCAATATTCTGATTCTCCTAGTTATAGAGTCGGACTTTTGATGAGTGAGCAAATAGTTAATGCAGATATTAATCCTCAGTTAAATGATAATGCAAGAGGATTTACTAATTTTTCTGCTCCTGGTGCTGATAGACTTAGAATAACAACATCATTAATTAAAAAGTCATTAGATGATTTTGATGATGATAATTTTATTGAACTTGCAACTGTAGAAGAAGGTGTAGTAAAATCTAAAAAAGAAAGTACTGAATATAAGCATATTGCAGATGAATTAGCAAGAAGAACTTATGCTGAATCTGGAGATTATTATGTAAAACCCTTTACAACTAAAGCAAAAGAGTCTTTAAATAATTATCAAGGTAATAATGGAATATACAATAGTAATCAAGTAACACCTAGTGGTAAGTCTCCCTCAGAGAGTCTTGCTTTATATCAAGTTTCACCAGGTAGAGCATTTGTAAAGGGATATGATATAGAAACTGTTGTTCCAACTTATTTGGATTGCCCTAAACCAAGAACTACTAAACTTGTAGAAGAACAAGCACTTGAGTTTAATACAGGAGCTACTTTAAAATTAAATAAAGTTTATGGATCACCTCAGATTGGTATTGGTAATACTTATGTTTTAAGTTTAAGAGATAAAAGAGTAGGTACTGCATCTACTTTACCAGCAGGTAAAGAAATTGGTGTTGCCAGAGTATATGATGCTGATTTAAATTCTGGATCCTATGATAGAGCCAATTCGGATGTTAATGAATGGGATTTAAAACTATATGATATTCAAACAGTTACGGAAATTACATTAAACGAAAATATAACATTAACTGTTCCTACTCATATTAAAGGAAAGAATAGTGGAGCTACTGCATTTTTGAAAGATGCTGTAACGAGTAGTACTGCATTATCTTTGTATGAAGTAGAAGGAGAATTTATAAAGAATGAGAATTTTATAATTGATGGTGAAGAAAATACAAGGGTTGCTATTGCAGTAACATCTTTTGGTATTTCTGATGTTAAATCGGTATTTGGAAATACTAATGGTCCTAGTATGAATACGGTAGGTGCTGCACAGACCTTCTCTGCAGACACTGTTCAGTCAAATGTTGTTAATATTGGTATTGCAACTCTTTCACCAACTGCATGGGATTCTAATCTTTCTGGATATCCCAGTGGAACTATTAGTACAGTAAGGAGTACTAATCCAATATTTCCAGGAAATATTAAGGTTGGAAATATTCTTAAATTTAGTCCATCACAGACTAGTGAATTTAATGAACCGATTATGGCATCTGTTGTCAGTGTAGGTACAACTCATGTTGTTGTAACAGGTGTTAGTACTGTGACTGGTGTAGCTGATGGTAAATTACCTGCTGTTACTACTCAAGTTTCGGATTTAACCCTTGTTAGTACAGATTTACAAGATTCAGATGATAATTCTTTCTATACTATTTTACCAAATTCTAATATTTCTAATGTTGATTTAACTGATGGTGTTATAAGAATAAGAAAAACTCAAAGTGTTCTTATCAATGGAGGTCAACTTTCAGAACAGGTTGCAGCTGGTACAAATGAAACATTTTTACCCTTTAAACCAGAAAGATACACCTTAATAAAAGGTGATGGTACTACAGAACTTTTAACAGAAGATAGAGTAAAACTAACTAATGGTTCTACTAGATTACAAATTGAAGGTTTAAGTGATGGGATTGATGATGCTACTCTTATTACAACTCTGAAGAAGCAAAAACCTAAGGCAAAAGAGAAAATTAGAAATAGAGTTAATACTATTGTAGTAGATAAATCTATTGATTCTGCATCTGGTATTGGTTCAACTACTCTTAATGATGGTTTGACTTCTGGAAATTACCCATATGGTACTAGAGTTCAAGATTTAGATATATCTCTAAATGTTGCAGATTTGATAAATGTACAGGCTGTTTTTGAATCTGTTAATACGTCGGAAGCATCAGCTCCTACACTCACTTTTGCATCATTAACTGGACCTACAGGAAAAACTTCTGATTTGATAGTAGGTGAAAAAATTAAAGGAATGAGTTCTCATGCATGTGCTATTGTTGCTGAAATAGTTTCTGACAGCAAAATATCAATTATTAATGAAAATGATCTTAAATTTAAAGAAAATGAAGTTGTTTCTTTTGAAGAATCTAAGATTGAAGGAAAAATTGTTACCTTAGATTTTACAAGTGTAAATATATCGGCTCATTTTACTTCTGAAAATGGTCAAAATCAATCTTTCTATGGATATCCTTCTATTCAAAGAAAATCTGACTCCGATGCACCTACTCGCCAATTAAAAATATATTTTTCAAATGGTTATTATCAGTCTACAGATGATGGAGATATAACAACTAAAAATTCTTATGATACATTTAATTATACTACTGAAATTCAAACAGTAAATGGTGTTAGAAATACTGATTTAATTGATATTAGACCTAGAGTTTCTGATTATGTTGTTGCTGAAGATGTAAGATCTCCTCTTGAATTTTATGGAAGAGAATTTAATGCTGCTGGCAATTCTGCGGCTAATATTTTAGCATCTGATGAAACAATTCTAACTGATTTTTCATATTATCTTGGAAGAGTAGATTCTATCTATATTACTAAAGAAGGTAATTTCCAAGTTAAATATGGTACTCCTGCTGTTAATCCACGAGAACCAGTAATAGTTGATGATGGATTAAAGATTGCTACTGCTGAATTGCCTCCTTATCTCTATACTACAGATAATATTTCTATTAATTTCTTAAATTATAAGAGATATAAAATGTCGGATATTAACCGACTTGAAAAGAGAATTTCATCTTTGGAATATTATACTTCTCTTTCTTTATTAGAAGCAAATACGGCCAGTTTATTTGTTCCTGACTCTGCAGGGTTTAATAAGTTTAAATCTGGATTTTTTGTTGATAATTTTACTAGTTTCCTTTCTCAATCAACTCTTATTGGATATAAAAATAGTGTAGATGTAGAAAATCAAATTTTAAGACCTAAACATTATACTACTGCAGTTGATTTAGAATTAGGGCCCGTAGAAGGAGTAAATGCTAATTCCGATAAAAGATATATTAATCCACAAGGAACTAATATTAAAAGAACAGGAGATATAATAACGCTTAATTATAATGAAGTTGAGTGGTTAAAGCAAACAGGAGGAACTAGAAGTGAATCGGTAACTCCTTTCATGGTATCATTCTGGAAAGGAACTCTTGATCTTACTCCAGCATCTGATAATTGGCTTGATACCAGAAGATTAGAAGCAAATATTATTAATGTTGAAGGTGATTTTGCTGAAACTGTTGCTGAATTTACTGAACAATTCGGTGGAAATCCTCAATCAGGATTTGGATCTGTTGTTTGGAATACATGGGAACAAAATTGGTCAGGAACAGTAGAAACCACAAGACTTAGGGTTCAAGGAATAGGTCAACGGTGGGCTCCAGGTTCTCGTCCTGGAAGGCGAAATATGAGACAGCAGTTTACTGCTACTTTCCAAAGAGTAGTTGGAGAGGAAACAAGAACAGGTACACGTAGAGTAATTACAGAACAATTTGATCAAACTTCCCAAGGAGATAGACTTGTAAGTAGAGATCTTATTGGGTTTATGAGATCTCGTAATGTTCAATTCGTTGCAAAACGAGTTAAACCATCTACTAGATTATATGCATTTTTTGATGGTAGAGATGTAACACAATATTGTGTTCCTAAACTACTAGAAATTTCCATGGCTTCTGGTGTATTCCAGGTAGGAGAAACTGTTACTGGAACAACTAGACCAATTGGAGGTGCTCCACAAAATGGTAATTTAGTGGATCCTAGTATTAGATTCAGAGTAGCACAGTCAAATCATATGGAAGGTCCATATAATGCACCTACAAAGAGGTATGGAGCTAGTCCTTATTCTGCGGAACCTATTCCTGCTACTTATTCATCAACTTCTACTATTCTAAATGTTGATACTTTCTCATTAGCAGATCAACCTCAAGGATCATATTGGGGATGGGTGGAAGATGATATGATGTTAGTTGGAGAAACAAGTGGTGCTTTGGCAGTTGTTACTAATGTTCGATTAGTATCTGATATTGGAGCAAATTTAATTGGAAGTTTTTATATTCCAGATCCTGATGTTGGAGTCCATCCACGATTTGAAACAGGTGAAAAAGTACTTACTTTAATTAATAATGAAACTCTTGATAGAAACAATGCCCAAACATTGGCAGATGAAGGATTTAGATCTACAGGAATTTTAGAAACTGTTCAAGAAGATATTATTTCTGTTAGAAATGCGAGAATTGAAAGCACTGCTATCACTGAAACAAGAAATACTGGTGGATGGACAGAAGTAGAAGGAACCAGAGACTGGACTAATGTAGGAATGATGCAATGGGATCCTCTAGCACAATCATTCTTTGTCCCCGATCCTAATGGAGTTTTCTTAACAAGTTGTGAAGTTTATTTTGCTACAAAAGATGATACAGAACTACCTGTTACTTTCCAATTAAGGACTATGGTAAATGGTCTTCCTACTACAAAGGTTATTCCATTTTCTGAAATTGTTAAATCACCATCGGAAATTAGTGTCTCTAACAATGGTACGGTAGCAACGACGTTTAAATTTGATGCACCAATTTATGTTGAAGGTGGAACTGAATATGCAATGGTTCTTCTTTCAGAATCCTATAAGTATTCTGCAATTATTTCACGAGTAGGAGAAACTGATTTAATAACAGGAACATTTGTTGCTCAACAACCATTCTTGGGTTCTTTATTTAAATCTCAGAACGGTTCTACATGGGAACCCAGTCAGTGGGAAGATCTTAAATTTACTTTATACAGGGCTGATTTTGCACAAACAGGATCATTACAAGTGTATAATCCTGAATTGTCTTTAGGTAATGATCAAATTGCTAGATTATTCCCTGATCCTATTAATTTTACTTCTAGAAAGATAAGAATAGGTATTGGTTCTAATTTAGAAGATGCTAATCTAAAAGCAGGATATACGATCAAACAATTTGGTAGTAATGCTACAGGTGATTATGTTTCAAGTGCAGGAATTGCAACAGGAACTTTAAATATTATTAATTCTGGTATTGGACTTACTCCCGTATCAGGTGGGTGGGTATTCCCAGATGTTAAATTAAGTAGTGTAACAGGAAGTGGTGCTAATGCAACGGCTAAAATTACTGTTGAAAATGGAGTAGCAACTGGTGCAACGATTACAGCAGGTGGAGATGGATATGTGGCTGGTGATGTTTTAAGTATAGGATCTACTGGTATTGGTAATAAGGCTATAGGTGCTAATGTTAGATTATCTGTGGTTGGAATTTCTAGTGCTACGCAATTAGTTGTTGATAATGTTCAAGGTGATTTTGTAACGGGTGTTGGTAAGACAGTTCAGTATATTATGTTAGATGGTTCTACTGGAATTACTACTGAGTTAAATGGTGCTAACAATGTTGGAGGAGGTGTTTATATTAATGATATTACTGAGGTTACTAGTGGAGATCAAATTGTAGTTAATCATGAAAATCATGGAATGTATTTTAGTGATAATTTTGTTACTCTTTCCGATGTTCAAACTGACATTATTCCAACTAAGTTAACTAATGATTTAAATTCCACTACCACAGGAGAGATCGTTGTAGAAAATGTTAATAACTTAGATACATTTGAAAGTGTGGGAGTAGGAACTACTAACTATGGTTACTTACAAATTGGGGATGAGATTCTTTCTTATGAGTCTGCATCAGGAACAAATATAGGAATTACTTCTAGATCAATTGATTCTACTCCTGCTAAAAATTATCTTGCAGGAACACTTGTTTACAAGTATGAATTGGGGGGAGTTTCCTTGAGAAGGATTAATAAAACCCACAATTTGGCTGATGTAACGACTGCCGACCCAATTACTTTTGATTCTTATACTATTAAATTGGATATGGGTTCTAGTGGACTTGGCAGATCTACTGGAGAAAGTTTCCCTATTTTATATACAAATAAAACTCAAACAGGAGGAGGAATTAATGCAACTGCTACACAAAATATTCCTTTTGAAATAATTAATCCTCAACTACAAACTCTTACGGTTCCTGGAACTAATGTTTCAGCACAAGTAAGAACTGTTAGTGGTTCTAGTTTAGATGGAAGTGAAACTGGTTATTTAGAACAAGCATCTGAAGCAGTTGCAATAGGTGAAAATAATCTTCTTTCTACTCCGAGAATAATTGCTTCTAAGATTAATGAAACCAATAAATTGAGTGCATTAGCTGGTAATAAATCAATGAATATGCAAATTAATTTATCAACTGTGAGTTCTAAATTAACACCTGTAATTGATACTCAACGAATGAGTGCTATCTTTGTTTCTAATAGAGTTAATGCTCCTATAGGGTTAAGTAGTTATACAAGTGATAATAGAGTTAATACTCTATTTGATGATCCTAATGCATTCCAATATCTTTCTAAAGAAATTAAATTGGAAAATCCTGCATCTTCTGTCAAAATTATTGCAAATGTTTATTTGAATGATAGTTGTGATATTAGAGCATTCTATGCAATTAGTGATAATGAAAACTTTGAACCAGTTTATAGGCCTTTCCCAGGATATGATAATCTTAATGAAAGAGGAGAGGTAATTGATCCTGCTGATAATGATGGAAGACCTGATGTATTTGTAGCACCTACTAATAATGAATTAGTAGAACCTAGTCTTAATGACTTTAAAGAAAGAACTTTCACCGCAACGGATGTTCCTTCCTTTAGATATTATAGAATTAAATTAGTAATGACTTCAACCAATCAGGTATATGTTCCTCGTGTGAAAGATCTTAAAGTCCTAGCACTTGCTTAAAATGTCTTATCTTAAAGTAGAGGGTCATAGTGGATTGTATAGAGATCCTAAAACCAATTCTATTGTGAATCAAAATGGTACGGGGTATAATGAATATGTTACTCAGAAAAAACTGAGAAATAGTGGAAATGATAAAATAGATAATATGAAAGATGATCTTGATAATTTAAAAAATGAGATTAATGAAATTAAATCTTTACTCAAGGAGTTGGTAAATGGCTAATCAAAATATAACATTTGATGTTGCATCAGGAACTCCTTATGAGTCCAATCTGACGATTAATGGTGGTGCTAATTTTAGTAATATATTTACAGTAACTAATCCTAACGGAACTGCTTTCAACTTTACTGATTATAGTGGTTCTTCTCAGATGATCAAGAGTGTGGCAGTGGGGGCTACTGATATTGTTGCTGCCACTTTTGCTGTTGGATTCACTAGTGAAGCAGGTGGAAAAATAGAAATTTCTTTGGGTTCTACCCAAACTAGAAGTTTAGCAGGAGGAAGATATGTTTATGATATTTTAGTGAATTCTGCTTCTTCATCTAATACGACAGATGTATTAGAAACTGCTATATCAGTGGGAAGTACTGCTGGTATTGGTACAACAACATTTACTCTGAATAAGGTTACTAATGTTGCTGTTGGTGACTCTGTAACAATAAGTGATCAACTTACAGATGTACCTGTAGTTACCGTTTCTACGGGTAATACCATTGAAGTGGGAACTGCCTTCACATCGGGGTCTCAGATCCTCCCTGGTACTGCTGTAACCTTCAGTAGGGTATCTACAGCATCTACGATTTATAGGTTAGTTCAGGGTTCGATTATAGTTAAGGCAGGTATCTCTTCTGCACCTTCCTAAATAATTTCACAGGAATAATAAATACATGGCACAACCAGCAAGCCGAGCACAGTTAATAGATTATGCTAAGAGGCAGTTAGGAGCCCCTGTGCTTGAAATTAATGTTGCTGATGAACAAGTAGAGGATATATTGGATGATTCAATCCAGTATTTTCATGAAAGACATTTTGATGGAGTATTACAAACATACTTAAAATATCAGTTTACGCAAGAAGACGTTGATAGAGGAAAAGGTCCAACACAAGCTAATGTTAGTGGAATAACAACAACTACCACTTCTTCAACTATTAATGGAGTAGCAGTTGAATTTGATTGGAAAGAAAATAGTAATTATTTACAAATACCCCCTGCTGTTATCGGTGTTTACAAGGTGTTCCGTTTTGATGGAAGTAACACTGTTAGCAACAATATGTTTAGTATTAAATATCAGTTATTCCTAAATGATGTTGCTTTTAATTTGGGATATGATGGTCTTTTAAGTTATGCAATGACAAAGACTTATTTGTCGGATATTGATTACTTATTGACTACTGAAAAGCAAATAAGATTTAATCAAAGAATGGATAGGTTATATCTTGATATTGATTGGGAAAGTGTTACTGTAGGTGATTGGTTAATTCTGGATTGTTTCAGAACTCTTGATCCAAATGATTATACCAGAGTATATAATGATTCTTTTCTTAAAAAGTATTTTACAGCTAATTTAAAAAGACAGTGGGGTCAAAACTTAATCAAGTTCCAAGGAGTAAAACTTCCTGGTGGAGTTGAACTTGATGGTCGAGCAATCTATGAAGATGGAATGAAAGATCTCGAAATCATAAGAGAGATGATGTCCAATACTTATGAATTACCACCTCTAGATATGATAGGATAATGGCATTAAATCCCTTTTTTCTACAAGGATCAACGAGTGAGCAGAATCTTGTACAAGATTTAATTAATGAACAATTAACAATATATGGTGTGGAAGTTCATTACCTTCCTCGTCAGTATGCGACCACTAATACTATTATCAGAGAAGTAATTGAATCTAAGTTCAATAATTCTTATCCTATTGAGGCATATGTAGAAAATTTTGATGGGTATGGGGATAATACAGTATTGCTTTCTAAATTTGGTATTCAGTCTAATAAGGAATTAACTGTAACTATTTCAAGAGAAAGATATCAAAATTATATTGCTCCTTTGATAAAAAATTTACCCGATATTGAGTTACCCAATGTTGAAATATATGATAGGCCTAGAGAAGGAGATTTAGTATATTTCCCATTTGGTGATAGATTATTTGAGATTAAGTTTGTAGAGCATGAAAAACCATTTTATCAGTTAAAGAAAAATTACGTTTATACATTAACTTGTGAACTATTCAGACCAGAAGATGAAGTTATTGATACTGGTATTGAGGATATTGATGATACAGTTGATGTAGACTTTAACCTCCGCACTCTTACTTTGGTAGCAGCAGGAAGTACTGCAACAGCAATTGCAGGAGTTGTAACCACTGGTGGTATTAATCAATTTGTTATAACCGATAGAGGTGAAAGATATACTTCTGCACCTACTGTCGCCATTTCTTCTTCTCCAACAATAGGTGGTCAAGCTGTTGGTATTGCTACTCTTCTTGATGGAATTATTAATTGTGATGGAACTGAAATAGGATCCAAGGTACAAGGAATATATGTACAAAATCCAGGTATTGGATATACTAATAATCCTGGAGTTGTTATTTTGGGTGGTGGCACGGATGCTGTAGGAGCTGCTGCAACAAGTAGAATTAGTGATAATGTTGTTGGTGTTGTTACGATTACTGATGGTGGTTCTGGATACACCACCGCACCTTCTGTAACTATTAGTGGACCTGGTATTGGAACTACTGCATCTGCTATTGCAGTTGTAAGTTCTGCTGGAACCATTTCCAATGTTTACATGTCTTATGCTGGTGCTGGATATACTGTTGCACCTACAATCACTATTGGATCTCCTTATATGGCAGGAACAGGAGACTTTATAGATAATGAGACTGTAACTGGTTCTCAGAGTGGTAAGACTGCACTTGTGAAGACTTGGAATGCTGTAACAGGTGTATTAGTCATATCTAACACTACAGGAGACTTTATCGCAGGAGAAGATATTACTGGATCAGAAAGTGGAGCTGCTTATCAATTGAAGTCAGAACAACTAGATAATACTGTGAGTGAATATCCTGATAACTTAGAAATAGAAACTCAGGCAGATTCTATTTTAGATTTCAGTGAGACCAATCCATTCGGAACTCCCTAAATATAATACAATAGGTTTATAGAAATGTTTGAGTATTTTTATCACGAAATATTGAGAAGAACGATTATTTCGTTTGGAACCCTTTTTAATGGAATAGAAATTCAGCATGAAGATTCTGATGATAATGTTGTAAGCACTATCAGAGTTCCTCTTGCATATGGACCTACTCAGAAGTTTTTAGCACGTCTTCAACAATCTCCTGATCTTAATAAACCTACTTCAATCACATTACCTAGAATGTCGTTTGAATTTGTGGGATTGCAATATGATGGATCAAGGAAAGTAACAACAACTCAAACATTTAAATCACATACAGTAGGAATTGCAACGGCCATAAGAAAGACTTATATGCCTGTTCCTTATAACATGTCTTTTGAGTTATCGGTATTTACGAAGTTGAATGATGATATGCTTCAGATTGTAGAACAGATATTACCATATTTTCAACCTTCATACAATTTAAGTGTTGACCTTGTAAGTACTATTGGAGAGAAAAGAGATATTCCTGTGATTATTGAAAATATTACAATGGAAGATGATTATGAAGGGGATTTTACAACTCGTAGATCATTAATTTATACATTTAGATTTACAGCAAAAACATACCTATTTGGTCCTGTTGGAGATACATCTGCTGCATCCAAAGATCTTATCAGATCTGCAAAAATTGGATACGTTGTTGGTGGTACTACCAAGACACCTACAAGAGATGTCACCTACTCTGTTGTTCCTCGTGCTACTAAGGCTTATGATAATGATGTAACAACTAATCTATCTGAAGATATGGGTGTTGAAGGTACTCTCATGGAGGTTAATGATTCCTCTGGTATTGAACTTAATACATATGTTATTGTTGATAGTGAGTCCATCTATGTTGATAAGAAGAGTGGTAATAAGTTGGTTGTTAAGAGAGGTCAAGATGGAACTACACCAACTGCACACGTTTCTGGTGCTGCAGTCAATAAAGTTACCGCTACAACCAATTCTCTAATAGAAATTGGGGATGACTTTGGATTTGATGGATCCTTCGTATAATCATGAAACAATTAGATAATGCTTTTAATATAACACCTACTGAAGTGGAAGTGGATTCAGTTGAGGTTAAGGAACCTGTTGGAATACAGAAACCTCCTATTACTAAAGATGATATAACTAGAGATTATGAATATACAAGAGGCAATTTATATTCTATCATTGAAAAAGGACAAGAAGCAATTGACGGAATTCTTGAACTTGCTCAAGAGAGTGACATGCCGAGAGCATATGAGGTAGCAGGGCAGTTAATTAAAAGTGTTTCTGATGCTACGGATAAGTTAATGGATCTTCAGAAAAAACTTAAAGATGTGAATGAGGAACAACAATCAAAAGGCCCCAATACTGTTAATAATGCATTGTTTGTGGGATCCACAGCAGAACTTGCTAAACTTATAAAGACTGGACTTCCACAGGACAATAAATAAAAAGAAGGGGAGAGAAATCCCAAAGTACCTAAGCTACTCATAACATGTCGGAAGACAACATTGAAAATTTGCCGTCTATAGAAGACTATAAAGATAATTCTGAAGAATTGCCCTCAGTAGATGAATTTATATCTGAGGAAAAGGATTTACCATCTGTAGAAGATTTTATAGAGAAAGAAGAAATAGAAGAAGAAGTAAAAACGGATAATTGGAGAGATGATTATACACCAACTGAATATGAAACTTTTGATGTAATAAAAGCACCTCAATGGGGTGAATTGGTTCGTATGGTAAATGATGTTAGGGAAAGTATCCCTGATATCCCAGAAATTAAATATTATGATAAAGAACTCCAAGAACTTTCTGAAAACTTAGAAGAATTAAAAGGAAGTATTCCAGAAGTTCCAGAAGTAAAATATTACGATGCAGAAGTACAGGCAATATGTAAGCAAATTGATTTAGTAAGAGAAGAGGTTCAATCTCTTCCTGAAGTAAAATACTATGATGAGCAATTAAATGTCATTGAAGAGAAGATTCAAAATCTTCCCGAACCAAAGTATTATGAAGGTGAAATAAAATCAATATGTGAGGCTATTGATGAGGTCAGGGATCAAATTCCTACTTTCCCAAAATGGGTAAATGAGGTAAATGAGGTTCCTGATTTTTCATGGATTGGAAAAACCTTTAGTGTAATTGATGAGGATTTTGTTAATGTAAATGATCATATTAAAGATCTTAAAAATAAGTTTGATTCAGATATCCATGATTTGACAGAAAATCTGGATACTAAGGATTTTGAGAAAAAAGTTGAAATCAAAGAAGTAAGGGATCATTTAAATGAAACTAAAGATAAAATATATGAAGAGATAAAAGATACAGTAGATAAAATTTGGTCACATCATAATGAGTTTAAAGATGATGATAGAAAATTAAAGAAAAGTGTTTTAAGTAAGCTTAATGAGACTAGGCAAAAAATTGAAAGTGAGATTTCAGAATCTAATAAAAAGTATCGTAGTTCTAATAGAGAACTTAAGGATTATTTTAATAAATTGCAATTAGAGATTCATAGTCTTCCTGAAATTAAAGATTATGATGAGAGTATTGGGAAATTAAAGAAAAATCTATTTGATTTAGATAAACAGTATAGAAACAGTAAAACTGATATTGTTGAAATTTATAAAATTGTTGAGGAGTTAAAAGAACAACAAACAATAACTGAAGGTTTGTTAAATGAACCTCCTACTTATGAGCAAGCAGTTGATGATAAACCTGATCCTCTTACACCATTAGATAAAAAGTTTGCAACCGTTGATGATTTATCTAAGCACTATACAACATTTGTTAATAGAGTTCAGCAACAGTTAGCTACCTTCGGTGGTGGTGGTGCTGTAGATCTACAATATCTTGATGATATTAGTGGTATTGCTACAAACATTAGTGCTTATGATGGGATGAACCTTGTTGTTGATTTAGATCAAACTGGAGTTCATAAGGGTAAGAAATTCAAATTTGCTACCGCAAGTGGTGGAAGTAGATGGACAGCTGGTTCTAATGGTATTAGTACAACATCCAATGTAGGTATTGCTACCACTGCAAGAAGCGAATATGGATTATTTGTTCAGGGAGATGTAAAAGCAACTGGTTTCCTTAGTGCTACTAATGGTTACTTTAGTGGA